TGAACACTTTGAGGCAGCAGTACATCGAGCAGCGAAGGCACTCAAAGAGTCGTATACGTACTGGCCTGAAGGTTATATACACGTGCAAACAGTTATCAATGATGAATATGTTAACATGATCTAGGAGTAAGGCATGATTGGAGTGAATGTTATGTATACAGTAGAGTTATACGACGATATTTGGTCGCAGGTTTGGTCGATAGACTGTATTGATCAAGCAAAGGACTACGTTTATTCAAAGCGTGGTAATGGTAAGCGTTATCGAATTGTCAAGCACACAACAGAGGTAATTTATGAGCAGTAGAGAAAGCTGGGAAGTCTGGGCCGATGACTATCAGGACTACTGGGAAGCGAAAGGCAACTACGCTGAAGAGTTTGAACAGGATGACATCGAAGAATATAAACGCTTGCGTGATGAAGAAGAGTGATGTTAGACTCTATGCAGAAAGCATATAAGACTATCTTAAATTTATTATCTTATAAGGTATTTATCCTATGAGTATCTCTAAAGAGCAGAAGATAACGGAACTTGTTGAACGACAGTTGGACTTGTTAACCGTAACGGAAGCGTTAAACATTGCGGGTGGGTTTTTCACTGAGTTGTTAGAGTCAATGGACGACGGTGAGATTGATGAACTGTACAACGACATGGGAGCAGGACGTAATGGCCTTCACTGAAACACACCAGCCTTGTTCAGACTGCGGTAGCAGTGATGCGTTATCGTACAACGAGGACGGCTCTAGTTATTGTTTTAACTGTAGCAAGTACACCAAAGCCGCCAGCAAAGATAACGTGCGAGAGCTAGGATCTATCAGCGATGCACCAAAGCCATCGTTCAGCCAGACAGAACACCGTTTAATCACGGCGGAGTATAGATCTATAACTGACCGTCTCATTACAGGAACGACGGCGAAGAAGTACGCAGCATTAAAGCAGGGTGACATCACAACGTTTGGTTACTACAACCCTGAAGATCCAACAAAGCCCATCGCCGCCAAGGTACGTAACCCTGATAAGCGGTTCAGTATCATTGGTGATTGGAAACAGGCTGGCTTGTATGGTCAACATTTGTTTCCTGAAGGTGGTAAGTATGTGACTATCGTTGAAGGTGAGTACGATGCGTTAGCGGCTCATCAAATGACAGGTAGTATGTATCCCGTTGTCAGTGTCCGTAACGGTGCAACGTCGGCGGCAAAGGACTGTCGCCTTTTTTATGATTGGCTGAACAGCTTCGAGAACATTGTTATTTGTTTCGATGCTGATGAGCCGGGACAGAAGGCAGCAAAGGAGTGTGCTGATCTGTTCGGTAACAAGGCAAGGATTGTTAAGCACGTCAACGGCTACAAGGATGCGTGTGATTACCTTGTTAACAATCAGTCAGAGCTATACACCAAAGCGTTCTGGTCTGCTCAGCCTTACACACCTGAAGGTATCGTTGGTGCTGGTGAGCTACGCGATCTGATCAAGAAGCCACTCACCAAGGCGAAGGTACAGTACCCGTTCGATGGACTGAACAAACACCTGTACGGTATACGCACGTCTGAACTGGTTACTATTTGTGCAGGCTCTGGACTGGGTAAGTCTACTCTTCTACGTGAGATAGTCAGTTCTATTATGGCACAGTCTGAAGATAACCTTGGGTTGATGTTCCTTGAGGAGACACCTGAGCGCACCATGCGTGGACTGGTAGGTCTTGAACTGAACAAGCCTATCCACTTACCTGATTGCGAGTATGACGACAGTGATATTGATCTAGTGTACGATACGATGGACTATGAGAATCGTGTGTATCTCTGGGAACACTTCGGTAGTAACGAGATAGAAAACGTACTGGGCAGGATGAGATACTTTGTTAAGGTACTAGGTGTACGTTATATCGTACTGGATCACGTGTCTATCTTGGTGTCTGACCAGAGCAACGGTGATGAGCGACGTGCTTTGGACATGATCATGACTAAACTGCGGACGTTCGTACAGGAGATGGGGATTTGTATGTTCCTTGTAAGCCACCTGAGACGCCCTGAGGGGAAGCAATTGGAGGACGGTGCTGTCACTAGCCTTGGTATGTTACGTGGCTCTGCGTCGATTGCACAGCTGTCTGATGCGGTCATCGGTGCTGAGCGTAACAGTCAGAGTGACGACGCCATTGTCAGAAACACGACCGTGCTGCGTGTGTTGAAGAACCGATACACTGGCAAGACAGGCAAGGCGTGTGAGGTATTCTACAATGAAGCTACTGGACGATTGACACAACGTGATGAGCGTGAGGAGAAACCGTTATGATCATACGTTTAGGGGAAACTGAACAAAAGATATGTGAGTATGTAGCCAAAGAAAGATATAACAATGCTCGCAAGAAAGGAATAACAGACAACAAGAAAGGTCCGCAATCGAACTACGATACAGACCTAGAAGGAGTAGCTTCAGAGATGGCGGCAGCGAAACTGCTAAACGTCTGGCCTGATATTCAAATTGAAGAGATACCTACACACGATTTAGTAGTAAGTAACTATACAGTAGATGTAAAGGCTACTAAATACAGAACAGGTAAGCTGATTGCCGCCTTGCATAAAAAAGATAAGGCATGTGATTATTATATGTTGATGTTAGGAACATTTCCGGAGTATTCTTTGGGAGGTTTCTGTAAGAAAGAGAAGTTACTTAACGAAGACACAATAACTAATCTGGGATGGGGTAGGCTTCATGCTTTAGATCAAGGTCAGTTGATGTCCTTGGATGATTTTAAAAAGGAAACAATGTTGTGAGATGTATTGCGTGTGACGTAGAGCTAACAGACTACGAAGCTACAAGACGGTATGCTGCTAGTAGAGAGTTTGTAGACTTGTGCAACAACTGCTCTGCTGTTAGTCTTTATGATGTTGCTGTAATAGACAGAGAAGATTTACGTACACTCGCAGACCTAGAGGAGATGTTATACCATGAGCAAGATTGGGACTTGGATATTAGAACAGGAACAGTTGATGGAGACTTATCAGAAGTTTAACCACGACGCTGAACGTAACGAACTTAACGAGACTTACCATGACTACCTGTTATTTGGATATAGAAACCACTTTGGATCACTCAACGATCTGGTGTGCAGTTACCAAGGTGAAGAACGATATACAAGTTCACACCTCACCAGACACATTGCAGAAGGTGTTGAATAATGCAGACAAAATCGTTGGACATAACCTCATTGGATTCGATGTGGGTGTTATTGATCGTGTTTGGAACGTACATATCCCTAGGCATCTTGTTGTGGATACTCTCTACCTCTCCAGACTTTACAACCCCAGCCAAGAAGGTGGACATTCACTGCGTAATTGGGGAACCATCCTTGGAGGAACAGGGAAGCTTGACTTCACAGACTACGACGGTGGACTGACTGACGAGATGGTTGAGTACTGTATTGCTGACGTTGAACTAACTGAGCGTGTTCATAAATGGTTGGATATACAGCTATTCAAAGAGGGCTTCTCTGAGAAATGTATTGATCTTGAACATCGTGTGGGCTGGATCGTGACTGAACAGGAACGTAACGGTTTCAAGCTAGACGTACCCTTCGCAGAGAAGTTGATGATGGACTTGATGTTTGAGATGAACAACATTGAAGCAAGCCTTCAAGACATCTTCCCACCCATCGTTGAAGAACGTATCTCTGAGAAGACAGGCAAGCGTTTGAAGGACAAGGTAACAGTGTTCAATCCCGGCTCACGTAAGCAGATAGCAGAGCGTCTGCAAAGTCTTGGTGTTAAGTTTGACAAGAAGACTGAGAAGGGTAACATCATCGTAGATGAGAAGGTGCTTGACGGTATCGACAGACCAGAAGCCAAAGCTGTTGCACGTTACATGATGTTGCAAAAGCGAGTAGCACAGATCGACAGCTGGCTGAAGGCAGTCAAGGATGACGGCAGGGTACACGGTAGGGTTATCACTAATGGTGCTGTGACAGGACGTATGACACATCAATCACCTAACATGGCACAAGTACCGGCTGTGTCTGCACCATTCGGCACAGAGTGCAGGTCGTGCTGGACAGTGGACGAAGGTAACAAGTTAGTTGGCATCGACGCCAGCGGTTTAGAGCTACGCATGTTGGCTCATTACATGGACGATGAAGACTATACAAATGAAATCCTCAATGGCGATATTCATACGGCTAATCAACGAGCAGCTGGACTTGAGACAAGACCTCTTGCAAAAACATTCATTTATGCGTTTTTGTATGGAGCCGGAGATGCTAAGATCGGAGCTATCGTTGGAGGAAATAGCGTTACTGGACGCAGACTTAAAGAAACATTTCTTTCTAACACGCCGTCTCTTGAAAGAGTTAGAGGAGATACTCACAGAGAGGCTGTATCAGGCGTCCTTACTGCACTCGACGGACGAAAGCTCAGAGTCAGATCAGAACACGCCGCGTTGAATACGTTACTACAAGGTGCCGGAGCTATCGTTATGAAAGAAGCCTTGACAATCTTGAATGCTAAGTTATCGTATATACCCCACAGATTTGTTGCTAACGTCCATGACGAATGGCAAATAGAAACAACAGCACACTACGCAGATACGGTTGGACGTATGGGTGTACGTGCTATCCAACTTGCCGGAGAGACACTCAGCCTACGGTGTCCATTAGACGGCGAATATAGAGTAGGCAACAACTGGGCAGAAACTCATTAAGGAGAAACTTATGTCTGCAAACAAACTACCACCCATCACTGTACGCGGTACCGTCTACTGGTGTGAGCGTAACAAGCTCAACAAGTACAGCAACAAGTATCAGGTACAGCTTGGCAACCTTAGCGACAAAGCTATTGAGGCCATTGAAGAAATGGGTATTGCACCTAGCAACAAAGGTGACGAGCGTGGCTTCTTTATTACGATGAAGTCTAATAACCCTATGCGACTGACCGATGCTGACGGCGTTGAGATACCTGAAGATGTACTTATCTCTAACGGATCTGAAGCTGTTGCTGTTGTAGGTTACTACGATTGGTCTGTAGGTACAGGTCGTTCACCATCGATGATTAAGATGAAGATCACAAACTTGATCGAGTATACCGACAACTCTATCTCTGAAGCGGAAGCGTTGTGATCCTAATCGACGGTGACATCGTAGCTTATCGTTGTGCTTTCAAGTGCAATGATGAGTCAGTTAAGACTGCCTGTTATACTACGGGCAGTTTCTTATCTGATCTGGTAAGCGATCTATACACACAGATAGATAGCGAACCAGACTACCGTGTCTACCTTACCGGTAAAGGTAACTTCCGTAATGACGTAGCTGTCACTGCGCCTTACAAGGGTAATCGTAAGGACAAAGAAAAGCCTGTACACTTGGAAGCTATACGTAAGTACTTGATCGAAGATTGGAATGCTGTTGTGTCAGAAGGTGAGGAAGCAGATGACTTGATTGCTATCGACGCTACCGCCATCCCTGACAGCATCATCGTCAGTCTCGACAAGGACTTCCAACAAGTACCGGGCAAGCACTACAACTTCAACAAACGTGAACTGACTTCTGTTAACGAAGAGGAAGGTCTGTTATTCTTCTACCGTCAAATCATCATGGGTGACAAAGCTGATAACATTGTCGGTGTGTATGGTATTGGTGATAAGAAGTCTCAGAAACTCCTTGAAGGACTGTCAGAGATAGAGATGTTCAACAAGTGCGTTGAGTTGTTAGAGTCTGAAGAGCGTGTCATTGAGAACGCTAGGCTGCTCTGGCTACGTCGTGAACCTAATCAAACATGGGAAAGACCAAGTGAAGAGAACGAGACGTAACATACCAAAGGGCTACGATAGTTGGTTCGAGTATGATCTTCACCAGAAGTTCAAGAGGTGCGAGTACCATGTTAACAAGCTAACGTACACGCAGGTTAAAACTTACGAACCAGACTTTGTATATTACAGTACACATTCTACTATATATATTGAAGCTAAAGGGAGGTTCCGTGATAGAGCAGAAGCGAAGAAGTATGTTGATATTAGCAGATGCCTTGGCGAGAAGGAGACGTTGGTCTTCGTCTTCCAAAACCCAAGAACCGCTATGCCCGGAGCAAGACGTAGAAGTGACGGGACAAGATACACCATGCAAGAATGGGCAGACAAACAGGGATTCACATGGTACACACCAGAAACCTGTCCTGTCGGATGGAGTAAAAAGCAATGAAGAGACATCTCGTAATACCTGATACGCAAGTCAAACCCGGTCTACCTACTGACCATCTGTACTGGGCTGGTCGTTACGCAGCCGCAACTAAGCCTGACGTCATCGTTCATCTGGGGGATCACTGGGACATGCCAAGTCTCAGCAGTTATGACGTAGGCAAGAAGTCGTTTGAGGGACGGCGGTATACACTTGACATTGAAGCAGGCATCGAAGCTATGAATCAATTCATGTTACCTATCCGCGAAGAACAGGAGCGACTGCGTAGTAACAAGAAGAAAACATGGACACCACGAATGGTATTCTTGTTAGGCAACCATGAACAGAGAATCGAACGGGCTATTGAAGCTGACCCTAAACTAGAAGGACTGATGAGCTATGATCATTTCTTATTGAAAGAAACCGGATGGGAGGTTGAGCCTTTTCTACAACCAATCATCATTGACGGCATTGCATACTGTCACTACTTCACGAGTGGAGTTATGGGAAGACCTGTCACGTGTGCAAAACTCATGTTGCAAAAGAAGTTTATGTCGTGCATCATGGGACACGTACAAGACAGAGACATAGCCTTCGCACGTAAAGCAGACGGTAGTAACATCACTGGATTGTTTGCTGGTATCTATTACAACCACAGTGAAGACTACTTAAACCCTCAAACAAACGGTAGCTGGTCTGGAATCTGGATGCTCAATGAGGTAAACAACGGTTCCTTTGATGAGCTACCTATCAGTATGAACTATCTTAGGAGAAAATACGGATGAGTATTGATAACGCTACTCCTGAAGAGTGGGACACAATTGCAGCACTTAACAACTTGTCTATCAGAAAGAAAGCTGATCCTGTAGAGAAGCCTGACCACTACAACAAAGGCGCAGTAGAAGCCATCGAAGCTATCAAGGCATCCATGCCTGACCATGAGTTTCGTGGTTATCTGAAAGGCAACGCACTGAAGTATCTGTGGCGCTATGATTACAAAGGGAAACCAGTGGAAGACTTACGCAAGTGTCGCTGGTATATTGAACGACTGATTAAGGAACTTAATTAATGGATGCATATCAACAGTACATACACAAGTCACGGTACGCTCGTTACCTACCAGAGGAACAGCGACGTGAGACTTGGGAAGAAACAATAGACAGGTACCTAAACTTCTGGGTTGAGAAGGGTAAGCTAACACTAGAAGAAGCCAACGGTATCTTTGCAGACATTCACGATCTAAATGTTATGCCTTCAATGCGAGCGTTGATGACCGCTGGTGAGGCTCTTGACCGTGACAATGTAGCTGGTTTCAACTGTAGCTACCTACCTATCGACCACCCCAAAGCGTTTGACGAAATGATGTACGTCCTGATGTGCGGTACAGGTGTAGGCTTCAGCGTTGAACGTCAATACGTATCAAAGCTACCAGAAGTTGCGGAGGAATTTCATGACACCGATACCGTTATACACATCGCCGACTCTAAAATTGGATGGGCTAAAGCCTACAGAGAACTTATTAGCTTGTTGTATTCAGGCCAACTTCCAAAATGGGACGTGTCTGGAGTACGACTTGCAGGGGCAGCCCTTAAGACTTTCGGGGGTAGAGCATCTGGTCCAGAACCTCTTGTCGATTTGTTCAACTTCACAGTTAGTGTCTTTCGGGAAGCTGCTGGACGTAAACTTAGCTCCATCGAATGTCACGATCTCTGCTGTAAGATTGCACAGATCGTCGTTGTCGGGGGTGTCCGCAGGTCCGCTCTCATCAGTTTATCTAACCTCACTGACGATAGACTCCGACGATGCAAGTCAGGCAAGTGGTGGCAAGACAATCCTCAGCGTGGCCTAGCCAACAACAGTGCATGTTACACAGAGAAGCCAGACTTTGAGGCATTCCTTAATGAGTGGAAAAGTTTATACGAGTCCCGATCAGGAGAGCGAGGTATGTTCTCTAGAGTCGCAAGTCAAAAGCAAGCTGCAAAGAACGAGCGACGAGATGCTACCTATGATTTTGGAACTAATCCATGTAGCGAGATCATCCTACGACCTTACCAATTCTGCAATCTATCAGAAGTTGTTGTCAGGGCAACCGATACGTTGTCAGACCTCAAACGAAAAGTTCGTGTTGCGACTATCCTTGGAACTTTACAGGCTACCCTGACAGACTTCCGTTACCTACGTAAGGTGTGGAAGAACAACACTGAAGAAGAAGCATTACTAGGAGTATCGCTTACAGGCATCATGGATCATCCGACGTTGTCGGGAAGGAGAGACAAAGGTGTAC